CATAATTACCAATGTTAGCACCATTTGTAATAATTACTGTGTAAGTAGTACCTGATTCTAAGTTTGATGGATTTGCCAAGAATGTTGAACCTGCTGAACAATCTAACGTAGCGAAGTTACCATTATCAAAATCAATTGATGATGTTGATGATGCAATTGTTCCAGCAAATGTAGGTGTATATAATTGACCTGTTACTTCTACATTAGAATTTAATGTAATTTTAGATGAACCATCGTATTTAAATATACCATCAGCTTCACCACCAATAGAAATACCATTGGATGCGGTCATAAATGTATTTTTACCAATTGCTATTGAATTTAATCCACTTGCAGTTGCACCTGAACCAATAGAAACAGCATGAGATGCTAATGCATCTGCACCTGAACCTATAGCTACAGCATAAGTACCAGTAACTTGTGAGATTGAACCAATTGCAACCGAATCATCTCCGGCTGCAGTAACCTCAGCATCATTTCCTAATGCAATAGAACGAATAGCTGCAGCAGTTGCTGAAGTAGTAGTTAAACTATCAGCTGATTTCATAGAATCAGTACCAGTACCACTAACCAATCCAGCAGAAGTTATACCAGCAATATAAGATGCAGTTGTTGCAGTTGCGGCATTTCCATCTAAATCACCTTTGAATCCTGCCGAAGCAGTAACAGCACCCGTTACATTAAGTTCAGCTGAGAATGATACAGTAGAACCATCATCAGTAATGGATGAATCTACTATATGGTGGTCGCCAGTTCCTTTTAATATTCTATTGTTTGATGGATATACGTGCGAACCTTTTGTATTGTATCCTGGACCGAACATCACAGTACCAAACTCTGCAGTAGCACCACCATCATCAGTATATTCGTAGAACCAATCGTTAGTTTGTCCATCAAACTCTAATGATGCAGTATTGTTAGTAGAACCACTATCTTGTACTACAACCCCTGCGTATCTTTGAACAGGTGTATCATTATTTAGAATAATGTATGCATCACCGATTATCTTAGCGGAACCTGTAACGGATTCTAAGTAAGCAACACTTGCCGTTCCGTTAACTACAATATCATTAAAGGTTTGTGTTCCACTAAATGAATTGTTTTGTGCTGTCTGAGCAAATGCAGATGCTTGTAAACCATCTAATGTATCTGAGTTAGTTGCGTAAGATGCTGATGTAGCCGTAGTTGCTGAAGTAGCAGTATCTGCATTACCAGTCAAATCACCAGTTACATCTGCTATTACTGTTCCTACAGTAAGTGTATCTGTTGATGGGTTATATAAGAAATTTGAATTTATTTTGATGGCTGAATTACCAGAATCTCTTTCTGCAAATGCTACATATCTATTTTGATTATCTATAGAACTTGTTACATCTATAAAACCTGCATTAGTAGCATTTGAAGCACTTGCCGCAACACCCGTTGCTTGTGATAAGTCTACTTGTGCTGATGAAGAAACCAAACCACTTGGAGTCCCACTCACAGGCCAAGTAGCAGATGCGTTTTCTACATATGATGCGGTTAGTGCATTTGTTGCGTATGATGCAGATACATCTAAATTTGTTACAGCAGAACCTGTACCATCAACTAATACTGAACCACTTATCTGAGTAAGTTGTTCGTATGTATCTTTAATTTGCTGTGAAGTAAGATTATAATTAGCCATCTCTATCTATCCTTATTGTGGTAAGTATTTATATCTTGAATCCGTTATTTTTATTCCTAACTTATCCATCTCAGCAACATACCCTCTTTTTGTAACAAATGGTGAACGTAATTGAGAAGTTTGGTCTGGAAAGATTTCCATTCCTGTCTCAGTTCCAAACTCAGGAAAATCACTTTGATTATCAATCAGATAACCTACCAATCTCTCTGAGTACCATTCAGCTTTATTTTTAACTGATTGTCTTTTCTTATCGTATGTCGCAGTATCCACACCATTGGCTTCAGCGCCACCTTGTGGAATAAGTAATCCGTTGTTTCTTGGTCTTAACCAAATTGCTTCTAATGCTTCATAGTAAGACCAATATAATAGTGCATCTTGCACATATGTCATAAGAGTTAAATAATTACCTGTAACGGTATCATTCTTAACTCTTGTAATCATTGCTTCGTATAATTCATACCCAAGCATTCTTTGAATGTTGATATCCTGCGCTTCTCTAACTGCATTCTTCAACAAAGATGCATCAACTGCATCGTTCAGGTCAGTAAAGTTCTTTAGTTTGTTTTCGCTAATGAATAGTGTATCAGTCATAATTATCCTTTTACCTTTTCTTCTAAGATTAAATCTTCACCCATATCTGCTTCTACTGATGTTACTACATCCATTACCTCATCACCATTTGGGAATAATTTAATTTGTTGAACACCCAATGTAGTATCAATTCCATTTACTTTAAAAATCATCTCAAACGTTTTTAAAATATCTGATTGCATTGGATATATCACTGTAGTCAAGAAGTGTGAATATGCATCAAGTAATTCAGCTCTACCACCCAATTGTCCTTCAGTTTTAATACCAACTAACATTGGTGATGTAATTCTGTGACCTGTTAATATTTTTTGTGTTACCATATCGTTAACTACGTTATAGTATCCATCTGCACCATTCTGAGGAATTGGTGTAATCTCAGGCATTTGTTCTCTATCAGCCACATCCATATACATTAGAGAACCTGCATTATCTGTACCTGAGTATGCATCTCTTAATTGCCTTTCAATCTCACCTCTTTCTTCTTCATTAGCATCAGTAAATGTTGTGATTGCTAATGATGGTGCCAATCCATTCTTTAAATTGTTTACATGGAAGTTATCTACTTCAGTATCCAATTCAATTGTTTTTAATGCACCCATATAATCAGGTAGTGGATAGTAATCCAATCCTGTAGTATAAGGTCTGAAATAAATTATTTGAGATGGTTCAGTTCTATCTACTCTACTGAACTTTGGTATGTATGGTAAGTTATCTTTGTGAGGAACTATACCTCTTGTCTTACCCCAATCTCTATATACATAATAACCTGGAACATTTCCTCTATCATCCATCTTCTTTGCTCTTGCATAAGAGAAATCGATGTGATACACCTCAGCAATTTTGGTTCTATCATTTGACCAAATTATCTCTAATGCGTATCCACCATAAACTACTCTATCTAAAGCAACTTTATTATAGATATCATTCCAAGTCTCGCCATCTGAATTAGCGAAATCTAAAATACTTTCATCCAAGCCAGTAAGACCTTGTCCGATTACTGCTTGATGCTTTGCGTTAACTGCTGTAGCGTGTACGGATGATTTATGATATAAATCTATCAATAACTCTGGAAACTTATTATCCTGTCCGTAATAAACAATATCCCCTTTATCATCTTCAAATTGTGCTGTATTTGGGTACAGATATTCACTATACTTTGGGATAATACTAAATTTATGATTCTTTTTCTTTTCCATTGAAATCTTATCCATTAAACACTACATATGCTCCATCTTCATTAGTAGAAGTATATCTGTACCTACTTATACTCTCTGAAACGAACGCAGTTGTGGTCGTATCGGTTATGTATTGTCCTGGAACTATTCCTAAGTTCCATACAACTTCAGATGTACCCCAAACTTCTGTAGATGTGCCCCATATTTGAGCATCACCTGCGGAAAGTATTGCTTGGAATACCAAATCATAAGACCCTCCTTTTAAATCAATATCGGTTGGTAACGTTATTGTGCTTTTATACCACCTACCATATTCAGTAAATGGTAAAGAAACTGATGATGTAGCTTCAGTAAATCTATTTGTAAATACCAACCTAAGAGAGTCCCCATCTGCAATTGATGCTGATGGAATGAATGCAATGTCGTTAGATGCTGAAGTAAATAAATAAATCATCGTATTCCTTAATAAAGTAATAAGAAGGGGACCGAAGCCCCCTTCCTAATACTATATATAAATTTAGCCTACGCTGATACCGTTTAACACAGCTGCAAGAGATGAACCTGAAAGTTCACTTGCTGGCTCTGGCTCTTGTCCAGTAAATGTTAAAGTATATCCGTTTAGGTCACCGAACGCTGTACCTGTCTGGCCTTGTCCACCACTTAATGATAAACCTCTAGTCTGTCCTAACAAGAAGAATACACCAACACCATCTTCAGAACCATTGTTTGTTTCAACAACCATTCTAATATCTGGGTTTTTAGCTAATACTCTTACTTTGTTACGAGTTTCTGACTGAAGCTTGTGGAATGGTGCGTTCACAGTTTGCTCATAGAAAATAGTTCCGTTTTCTACATTTGAGTTAATCGCTTCGGTGAAATCACCAGTTTGACGAGTTAATTCAAATTTGTAGAAAGCACCTGAACCAGTGATTCCTGAAAGCAAACCAGTCGTACCACTTGTTGAATCAATGCTACCAGACAAGATATAGATGTTCTTTAATCCACCAGTGTTGTCTCTACAACCTAGCGTAAATCCTGATGTAATATCACATGTACTCATATCTTATCCTTTACTTTTATATTATTCAACAATTAGGCCTGGTCATTAGATACCCAGAACTCAGGGTATGCAATGTTAACACCTAGCTTAGTTACAATTCTGTGCTTCAATTGGTCACCATTGATATCGTACCATAACTGGAAGTCAGTTACGTCTGATAACAAATCAGTACCTACAACGATTTGCTTAGCAGGTCCTAATACGATTCT